CCTGATGATACAAGCCCGTCCATCGTAGCTGTGCCAGTTACGTCTATGCCTGTGGAGGTGGTGGCTAGTTTGAGTGCGTTGTCGTAGCGTATCGTAACCGCGCCGTTTTCAACACCACTTATGTAGTATTCGGTAAAGGCAGGGTTCATTAAGTGTGTATCAGCACCGCCTATATATAAAGAACCGCCAGTGTTTTCTTTAATTATTGCGTTTGTTCCATCGCTATAAATCTGTAGGTCAGACCCAGCACCAAAGATGGCCTTGCTGTTGTCTGCAAACGTAATGTCATCGCCAGTGGATACGGCTAAGTCTGTGCCGCCTGTAGTATTTCCAACAACAAGAACTTCTGGTAGAGAGTCGTGGGCGGCAGAGGAAGTGTCTACGTAGGCAGTCGTGGCTACCTTAGTGGAGTTGTCAGAGGCTGCTTGGGTTGTAGCAGTTACTGTGCTGGCTAATGCCCCTGAGTAAGTCGTGGCTGTGACTGTGTTGTCTTTAAGCAGCACAGAGTCAATAGTTACGCCAGAAGCCGCTGTGGTTTCATTTATAGTGTTGGTTGTGAGTACCTGACCGCTGTCGATGATCAGGTTGTTAGCGCCTGATGTGTTACCAACAACAAGAACTTCTTCTAAAGAATCGTGAGCAGCGGAAGAAGTATCTACATAAGCTGTGGTAGCCACCTTAGTCGAGTTATCCGATGCTGATTGAGTTGTAGCTGTTACTGCGCTTGCTAGTGCGCCTGTGTAGGTTGTTGCGGTGACTGTGCCTGTAGTGGACAAGTTCTCGTTTCCAAAGCTAATAGCGCCTGTGTCAGACGTAATAGCTGCACCGTTCACAGTGACATTGTCTACTGTAAGGCTAGTGAGTGTACCGAGGCTAGTGATAGCAGGCTGTGCTGCTGTAGTGACTGTAGCGGCTGTACCAGAAGTGTTGCCTGTGACGTTGCCTGTTAAATCGCCTGTGACGTTGCCTGTTACATTACCTGTGACGTTGCCTGTGAGTGTACCTGTGATACCTGCACTGGCTGAAAGTGTTGTAGCGGCTACTGTCGAAGCGGTAGTAGCACCAATAGGAGTAGAGTTGACTGATCCGCCAGTAATAACTGCGTTACTAGACGCTAGTGTACCGTTAGCGGTTAAAGTACCAGTAACAGTAGCTGTACCTGTGGTGACTGTAGAGGGATTAGTGCCTAGCTCAATTATTTGGGTAGAGTTATCTTCAGTGAAAATTCGTTTGTCAGCTACATTTACCGCAAGTTCGCCTTGAACCAAGTCACTCGTAGTTGGGACGGCTGATGCGGTAGAGCTATTCTTGGTTACTATGACTGTCATGTTCTCGTCCTGTTAGTTACCACTTAACTTTATCAGCCCAGTAGGCTGCTGATGTTTTGCCTTTTGCTATGTTTGTAGCATGGCGAGCTTTAAAGGACTTCTTTCTTGCCTTTTCTGCTGCTGTTGTTGGGTTGCTACCTGCACCACTAACGCCTTGCTGTCCAAAGCGAATGGTCTTAACTGTATCTCCTGCTTTAGCCAGTACGACATGGCTTTTTGTAGGATGATTAGGAGTACGTTTGGGCTGATTATACCCACTAACGCCTAGCTTGGTCATTCTGGGGTCTTTGTTACTCATAAAAAGAGAGAGGCAGCTCCAAAGAACTACCTCTCTTACTCCTATTTACGCATTAACGTTCATGATAAAAGCAGAGTCAGGACGAAGCGTCTTAACACCGTAGAGTTGATCAGCAGTGTACAGGTTAGCAAGCCATTCTTGCTTATACTGTGTCTGCGAACGAACACCCATTTGCTCTGCTAACACAAAAGTATCTTTATGTATAAGCAGCGCAGCTTTTATATCTCCACCAGCAGCGTTATTAGCAGCTGTTTCAGAAGTAACGCAGTTGGTAGATACGAATACGTCAATGCCGTACAAGTTACCAATCTTGCCATTCTCTACAGGCTTACCGCTAACAAAGTCAGAAGAAACATAACGTTCCACGCCCATAATAGCATTACGAAGCGATGGAGGTATTACAAACGCACGATTATCAAAAGGTACGTCAGCGTCGTCCATTTTCTGAATCAAGTCACGGAAACAAATGTCAGTAAATATGTCTGATGTAGTTACTGTGTCGTCTGCAAAAGCAGTAAGACCAGTAGAAGCATCACAGTAAAACGAAGCTGTGTTTACATAAGTACCAGAAGCGTCACCCAATTCTGTTGCTAGATTGTGTAGATCAGTGTCTACTTGTCGAGCAAGTGCATAACCCGCATCGCCTGTATAAAACTGACGAAGTGAAGTTAGTGCTTGAGTCTCGGTAATGTCTTCGATGAGACGTGAATACTCAAAGTGCTTGTCAATCAACACAGCTACGTTGCCTTCAGTATTACCTTGAATACTAACGGCAGTTCCTGATGCTTTAGCTACGGCTGTGCCACGAACAGGAGCAGGGATATTGATAGTATCGCCTTTCTTACCTGTCATGCCCATTTTCTTAACTAGGTTAGCAAGTACCAAACTCTTTTCGTATGCTGCCCTAACCTCATCACTCCAAATTTCTGGAATAAATGTTGCTGCTTTGGCGTTGTTTACAACACCGCCTTGTGCTGGATATACTGAAGTAGTCATCTTATTTCTTCCTTAAAGTTATTTAATCATTTAACACGCCCCTCCTGATAAGCTAACATTATCTCATCTGACAACGCCTCGTATCTGTTAGGGTCGGTTTTCATTAGTTTAATAATGTCTGCACGTCTAAAGATTTTCTTACTATTTGTTGGTGATCCTGAAGCTCCTCCAGTAGATGCGTTCTTAACTGAAGCATTTCTACTAGACTTTTCAGCATTTACAGTTTGACCAATCAATGCTTTACGATCTTTCCACAGACTAAATATCTCATCAGCTGCTTCATAATCAAAGTCTCGATCAGCTTGTTTCAATAGATTAGTTCTAAACTTACTTTCACCTACCCAACTAACAAAAGAAGCGTCTTGCAGTACGTCAGCTATGTCTGGATGTTTATCCTTTAAAATAGCTTGAGCATTCGTCTTCTTCATATCCGTGGAAGTTCTTTGAGCTTCTCGGACAGCGGGGTGGTTATCTATTGCTTTCTGTATTGCCTTCTCAGGATCAGAAAAGTAATCAACCTCTTCGTCTACAGGTGTTTCTTTGGTAGAGGATTGCGACATTACAAACTCATCGACAACCTTGCGTAGTTCACCTACCTCTCCACTTTGACGACCCAGCATACGCTCAGCCTCTTGGTGCATTTGCACAAGTTCCGCAGCACTCTTGTTGCGATACTTGTCAGGTACGTTGCTTTCTTCACTGGGTTGCTCTTCCGAGGCTAGTGAGTCCAACTCGTCTACGTTGTTATCTTCTATTTGTACGTCATCTTCTGGGTCTATAAGTGTAGCCATTATTAAAGCTCCGTGATTAAATCATTATGGAGATTGAGTGACTTGTGAGGCTCTTACGAGTTATCCTCACTCCGTTCGCGCTTAATTTGATAGTCTCTATTCTTTGCCCATTTCATAGTCGATCCCGGAAAATCTCCAGAAATCGGGTCTAAGGAGCATTGAACAGCGGATACCACTTTAGTCGCTATTTTATTACACAGTGAACACTCTGTTTTTCCTATAAACTCGTCAATGTATTCTTCAGTGACGTGTCCATTGGAGCAGTGGAATTCGTAGATACGTCTAGTCATCCTGTGCTTCCTCGTTAAGGGCATCTAATGCTTGGTCTACCGAAGTAGGCAGGTTAAGTATTAAATTTGCTATATTTAGCTGTCCCTTCTTATAATAAAGGTCTTCAATGCTTTTAACAGCATCTAACCCCTCTATAGCTTCTGCTAGAATCCCTATCTCTTTGTGGACGTTTTTCCAGCCTTCTGTAAGCAGCATGTCTTGTATCTGCTCATAGTGTAGTATATCTGCCTCATTCATATTGTTTTTCCTTGTTAGGACAATAGTTCTTGACTTCACATGGCAAATGTGATATAGCGTAGGACTATACCACAGTATGAGCTAAATGTCAAGCCTTTTTTGAGCTTTCTTTCTTTACAGGCTTATTTAGTAGGTTTTCCAGTAATATATCTGCTATAGACTCTTCAAGAGCTACAATACGCTTTTCCATATCACTGTAAGAGTCATTAACCTGCTCTATAACACTTTCTAGTTCTTTATTGCTTACCACTATTACGCTCCTTGACTGCTGCCAGTCCTAGTTTTTTCTCATCAAGCGCCAAACTAGCTAGTCTCATGCGCTTCTCAAAGTCTTTATCGTCATCAGTAGCTGATACACTGGAGGCTACAGCTTTAATACGATCTGTTTCAAGCTCTACAGGTATACCTCTACCCTCAAGCTCAATCTTCTTAGCTCTGGCATTAGACTCGTTAGCCTGTGCTGTAAGAGCTGCTGTCTGGCTGTTCTTAAACGCTCTATCCTCTTCTGCAAGAGCCTGCTGCATTTGCTGCTGCTCTGGGTTAGGTTGCTGAGCCTTCACCATAGTCTCTATGAGGTCTTCGCGGTTAGTGATGTTCATGTTGTCAATAACTGACTGTAGTATAATAGGGTACACAGGGCTGTCTTGTGGCATAGTCTGTAGCAGTTGTACTAACTGGGCCACTTCATACTCACGAGCAACAATACCTAGCGTACTTGTAGCTATAAACTTATAATCGTTGACAGGGAACAACTCTGGCTCAAACTGCATGTAACGCCACGCTGCCTTCTCGGTAAAAGGTATAAGAAATGACTCTTGAAAGTTAACTCCC